TTAATTTTTTTTTGGTCGTCAACTACAAGCCCTTTGATACCTGTTCCCTTAAAAAAAAAAAGAAAGGGAGACCGAAGTCTCCCTCACTTTATACTCCATAGTTTTCCTCCAATTCATTTAAGAAATAGGTTGACTCGGTAACATCGACATCAACGTCGATTCGATTGTTTCGATAAGCCGTATAGATTTCATTAGGCTGATGATCATTGATCTGACTGTAGATATCGTTGAGGTGTTCTTCGGCGATATCTCGAACTGATCCTCGAAGCAAGTCCCCATTGAAGTAGTCCATTTCGCTATCCATAGATTCTTCGATCTTGTCTTGTGCTTCGGGTGTATCTGTTACTTGGTCTCGATCCACTGTGACCTTAACTGTCACAATGTATTTGCGGGTGATTATATTTGTTAACTCTTGCATAATGTTTCTCCTCGTAGTGATAAGAAAAGAGGGGAGCTTTACGCTCCCACTCCTCCGAACTTTGATCCCCAATTGTTTAGGGGAGTTTCCCAGATGTGTAATTCACACCTAGGGTCTTTCTCTTCTTCAGATTGCACATACGCTTCCGCGTTTGCTTTAGTTACCCAGATGCTATCTAAGTAATTCTCGTCTGTGAATACTGCCCAGACTGTCTGAATTTTATCTCCGTTCATATTTTTCTCCTCGTGTTGTGTCGTTATTGACAATTTTTATTTTACTTATTTTTCTAAATATGTCAAGTTATCTATAGTCTTTTTTCACCCCACCCATACCCAACCCCCCAAACTGACAATGTGACTGCGATATTTTCTTATTACACTTTGATCCGCATAAATCACCAGAATATTTTTCAAAAAACCTAGACCCCCACCCCCCTAATATAGGAACACCCCCCGTCACTTAAATAAAAGGATGGTTACACAAAAAATATATTGCATATTTTATTTTAAGTATTTATAATAGGCAGCAAGGCATAGATGATTTTCCTTTCATAATGTTTTCATCTCTCCTTGTAGTAATACTTCCTCGTACCCCGGTAACTCTCTGCCGGGGTTTTTATTTGCGACTGATTCGCATTTCTGCGTAACATCACACCGGCGGGTATAATGGTATTTTTACTAGGAGATTGCTATGCGAGAAAAACTATTAACTGCTTTAGAAAAACACGCCCTTGGTCATATTGAAAAACATCGAATCAATATTGAAGTATATCTGACTAATCCAGTCGGGATTGGTGAGCACAGTGATGTTATTGCTACAATAGAAAAAGAGCTTGACGAGATAGCTAAATATCAGGATCATTTAGACATTATTAAGAAGTACTTTGGTTAAAGTTCTTTGGGGTCAAACCCATAAACGGAGGCTATATGTCTGATGATGGATTTGAAACGTTTGTTCTCATGGTCGTGGTATTCATCTTCTTTTACTTTGTAACAGTGTAGGTGAGCCATTTCATGAAGTAGTGTTTTACAGATCGTATCAAAGTGAGCATTGCGAGCACTACTAATATAGATCGTATTTTCTTCGGGAGCAAACTCTCCCATAATATCTTTGCGTCGTGTCACTTTAAGTTGGATCTGATGAGCATGAGGCATGTCGAGTTTATCAAACGGTTCCATGCGACAGAAAGTCTTATATAAGAGTTTGAGGTTTGCGTCCGTAAGCAGACTCAAGACCAAGCCTTTCCAAGTGTCCAAAGGTTAACAGGACCAAACTTTATCTCTTTCCATTCTATTTGCATTTGGGATACTTGGGGACAAAACCCTCGGGAAGTTGAACATAGTCTTGATGTAAACACGCTGTTGACCACGATTTAAGATCTCCTTTTACACATTCTTGGAAGTACTGTGTTGCGTGTGCGCATGACTCAAAGTTACCGATATATTCTCGGCTGTCATCTAAATACAAAACTAATACCCATTCAAACATTTTAACATTATACGCTTTTTTATAAATTATGTTACAATTCGGTTTACTAGCTGCAAATTAAAAAAGGTGTAAACAGCGACACATGAGTAAATTAAAAATACCTAAATTATCTCCCGCAGAAGAAAACGATTTATTTGAGCCTACAGTTGTTATGCCAATGATTGAGGAAGATATTCCTATACCTAAAACAAAACAAGAAGCTATCCCAGAAATGAATCTAGAACAAGAAGTTGAGGTAAGAAGTAATACAATTAAAACAATTGCTGACATAAATAATGAGGACATAGCTCCAAGTAAAGAACACGAAGAACAAGCAAAACAACTTGCTCGAGAAATGATAACAAATCGAAACTTAAAACCTGAATTTGGCCAGTATCCGAACGAAACAATGGCGTTTTTAGCAGGATTAGTTAGTCAAACTAACTGCATGATTGTTGAAGAACTCGCTGATTTAAAATTATATGTTGTTAATAATGCAGTAAAAATTCATGAAGCTGCAGAAAGTGTTCGTGATAAGCTCGGAGCCCTGCGAATGATTGGAGAAATCGACGGAGTAGACGCCTTTAAAAAGAAAACAGAAATTACTCATGTCACTAAATCAGGCCAAGAGCTTGAAGAAGAGCTAAAACGAACTATTGAAGAGCTAAAAGGTCGAGTAATTGAGGGCGAAGTGATCGAAGACGAGGATGAATTCGACGATGATCAGTAAAAAAGACCTATTATTGCTTGAACAAGCGCTGCCTCACATGACAGAGAAGGAGCAACAACGCAATTTACAGCTTTTAAAAGAGTATAAACAACAAATTACGAAAGATAGAGGCTCTAAACAATTTTTAGATTTTATAAAACACGTATATCCCAACTATATTATAGGAGATCATCATAGACGGCTGGCTCAACTCTTTGAAGACATTGCTAACGGCAAAAAGAAACGAATTATTGTTAATATTGCTCCTCGACATGGAAAGAGCGAACTCATCTCGTACCTCGCGCCCGCGTGGTTTTTGGGTAAGCACCCGGCGAAGAAGGTTATTATGGCATCTCATACAGCTGACCTTGCAGTTAATTTCGGTCGTCGAGTGCGTAACCTCGTGGGTAGCGACGCGTATAAAGACGTGTTTCCAAATATTGAGCTCCAAGCTGACAGTAAATCAGCATCCCGATGGGGAACCAACTATAACGGGGAGTATTTTGCGATTGGTGTTGGTGGTGCTCTTGCTGGTCGTGGTGCTGACTTGTTTATCATCGACGATCCTCACTCGGAGCAAGATGCAAAGCTGGGTAAACCAGACGTCTTCTTACCAGCATGGGAATGGTTTCAATCAGGACCGCTACAACGTTTAATGCCTGGCGGCGCAATTATTGTTGTGATGACGAGATGGTCTAAGTTAGATTTGACTGGACAGATTGTGAACCAAATGATTAAGAATGATGAGGTAGATGACTGGGAAGTTGTTGAATTTCCTGCAATTTTAGAAGATAAAAACGGTGAAGAAGTTCCATTGTGGCCTGAGTTTTGGCCATTAGAGGAATTAAGGTCTCGTCGTGCTGCATTAGACGTTCGTTACTGGAATGCACAGTACATGCAAAATCCAGTATCTGAAGAAGGTGCACTAATTAAACGAGAATGGTGGAACGTATGGGAAAAAGAAACGCCTCCTCCATGTGAATTTATTATTATGACGTTGGACGCGGCTCAAGAAGCTAATAATCGCTCAGATTATAATGCATTAACTACGTGGGGCGTATTTTTTAACGAAGAAACCAATAATTATAATATAATACTACTGAATGCAATAAAACGGCGATTAGAATTCCCAGAGCTAAAGCAGCTTTGCATTGAAGAGTATAAAGATTGGGAACCTGACGCCTTTATTGTTGAAAAGAAATCAAATGGGGCTGCACTCTACCAGGAGTTCAGACGGATGGGTATTCCTGTCGGAGAATTTACTCCAGGTAAAGGACAAGATAAAATTAGTCGCGTAAATGCTGTATCAGATTTATTTAGTTCTGGTATAGTATGGGCTCCGGATAGACGATGGGCTCATGAAGTTGTTGAAGAATGTAATGATTTTCCATCTGGTGCTAATGATGACTTGGTTGATGCAACAACACTAGCTCTTGCTCGATTTAGACAGGGTGGATTTATAAGGTTACCCAGTGATGAAGAAGATGATATACCTGGTTTTAGAAGTCCTGCTCAAAAGCGGCTATATGCTGTATAGAGTTGTAAGATTTACAAATTTAATACTTCTAATTATCGTAAATTTGTTAGAAATACAAATTAGAAAACTTTTTAGGAAATAATTATGGCAGCAAATGACATAGATAAAGGGATAGCTCAAGCACCTCAAGGCATAGATGACATGATGGCTAAAATGGCTAACATGGAACCAGATTTAGAAATTGAAATTGAAGACCCAGAAGAAGTTACCATTAAAGCAGGAGGGCTTGAAATCGAAATTGATCCTGATGAAATGGAGGACGATGAATTTAATGCTAACCTTGCGGAAGAAATGGATGAACAACTTCTTCACAATTTAGTAAGTGATTTACTAGAAGACTATGAGGGCGATTTATCTGCTCGCCGCGATTGGTTAGATACTTATGTAGACGGATTAGATTTATTAGGGTTGAAATTAGAAGATAGAAGTGAACCTTGGGAAGGCGCGTGTAATGTTTACCACCCTCTCATGACTGAAGCGCTTGTTAAGTTCCAAGCCGAAACTATGACCGAAACATTCCCCGCTGCTGGTCCAGTCAAAACAAAAATTATAGGAAAAGAAACAAAAGAAAATCAAGAAGCGTCTGCTCGTGTTCAAGAGAACATGAACTATCAACTTGTTGATGTAATGACAGAATATAGACCTGAACATGAAAGGATGTTATGGGGTTTAGGACTAGCGGGTAATGCATTTAAAAAAGTGTATTACGATCCAAGTTTAGGTCGACAAGTTTCGATGTATATTCCTGCTGAGGACATAGTTGTTCCTTACGGAGCTTCTGATTTAGAATCGGCGGAACGTGTGACTCATGTCATGCGTAAGACAGGAAATGAACTTCGCAAATTACAAGTCGCAGGTTTTTATCGAGACGTTGATTTAGGTGAGCCCTCACATGACCTAGAAGAAGTCGAAAAGAAAATTGCAGAGAAGATGGGATTCAATGCAACCACAGATAATAGATTCAAACTTCTTGAGATGCATGTGGATTTAGATTTAGAAGGTTATGAAGATGAAGACGACGGAGAAAAAACAGGGATTGCTCTTCCATACGTTGTAACCATAGAACGCTCAACACAAACTGTTTTATCAATTAGACGTAACTGGAATCCAGATGATGATACAAAACAAAAACGTCAGCACTTCGTACACTATGGATATGTACCAGGTTTTGGATTTTATTGTTTTGGTCTAATTCATTTAATAGGTGCTTTTGCAAAATCAGGCACAATGATATTACGTCAATTAGTTGACGCAGGTACTTTATCAAACTTACCCGGCGGGTTTAAATCAAGAGGACTTAGAATTAAAGGAGACGATACACCAATCGCTCCAGCTGAGTTCCGTGATGTAGACGTACCGTCTGGCACAATCAGAGATAACATATTACCTCTGCCTTATAAAGAACCCTCACAAGTTCTCAATCAGTTAATGAATCAAATCATTGAAGAAGGTAGACGATTTGCTTCTGCTGCAGATTTAAAAGTTTCTGATATGTCTTCTCAAGCTCCTGTTGGGACTACACTCGCTATATTAGAACGAACACTCAAAGTGATGTCGGCCGTACAAGCCCGCATTCACTATGCAATGAAACAAGAATTTAAACTTCTTAAAACTATTATTCGTGACTACACTTCCCCTGCATATGCATATGATCCGTCTACAGGTGAACGTGGTGTTAAACGTGAAGATTATGATTTAGTAGAAGTTATTCCAGTATCTGATCCAAACGCAACAACAATGGCGCAAAAAGTTGTTCAATATCAAGCAGTTATGCAATTAGCGCAGCAAACACCAGACATTTATGATTTAGTGGAATTAAATCGACAGATGTTAGATGTGTTGGGCGTTAAAAATGCAGAGAAATTAATCCCTAACAAAGATGAAGTTAAACCAGTTGATCCTGTATCAGAGAATATGAATATTCTTAATAGTAAACCGGTAAAAGCTTTTATCTATCAAGATCATCAAGCACACTTAGATGTTCACATGTCATTTATGAATGATCCTAAAATACGAGCGTTAGTAGGACAAAGCCCAAACGCAGGAGTTGTCCAAGCTGCAATCGAAGCTCATATAGCAGACCATTTAGCTTTTGAATATAGAAAACAAATTGAAGAGCAGCTCGGTGTTCCATTACCAAAACCAAACGAAGTTCTTCCAGAAGATGCAGAACTAGAAGTATCTCGTTTAGTGGCTAGAGCCTCTCAACAATTGTTGGCTAAAAATGAACAAGAAGTGGCTCAACAAGAAGCAGCTCAAATTGCTCAAGATCCTCTTACACAAATACAACAACGTGAATTGCAAGTTAAAGAAATGGAAGCGCAAGCTAGATCGCAAAAAATGCAAGCCGACATTGAGCTTGAAAAAGCTAGACTTGAACTTGAAAAAATGCGAATTGATTCACAAGAAAGAATTGCTGGCGCTAATTTAGGCGCTAAAGCAATCAGTGAAGACAAACAACTTCGATCTAAAGAACTTTTAGAAGGAGCGAAGATGGGTGTAAATGTAGTTCAACAAGATAAACAATTGGAGGCGAATAAAAACAATTCCAGTAAGGAGTAATCAATGGATTCAACGTTAAAACTTCTAGCTGAAAAGTTAGAAGAAGAACGCAAGATAATTTTAGAAAATTTAGGTGATGGTACAGCAACTGATTATGCTAATTACCAATACAGTGCAGGCATTATTCGAGGTCTCATGATTGCACAAAGACACATAGCAGACCTTGCAAAAAATATGGAGATGGACGATGAGTGAAATCATTACGCCAAATAAAACTATTGTTGACTTCAAAGGCAAAGCAGTAACAGCTGAAGAAGAACCAAAACAAGAACAAAAACCCACACAATTACCAGAAGTCAAAGGATATCGCATCTTATGTGCTGTACCGCATGTTGATGAAAAGTATGAAAGTGGAATTATTAAAGCAGACAAAACAAGACACATTGAAGAACACTCAACTGTAGTTTTATTTGTTATCAAATTAGGAGATATGGCTTACGCAGACAAAGACAGATTTCCTACAGGACCATGGTGTAAAGAAGGTGACTTCGTTATTACTAGGGCATATTCTGGCACTCGTATCAAAATACATGGTAAAGAGTTCCGCATTATTAACGACGATACCGTAGAAGCAGTGGTCGATGACCCACGTGGCTACGAACGCGCATAAGGAGTAAAGCATGGTAAAAATTGTAAATGAAATACCCGCTGAATTTGAAGATGAAACTACGGAAGTAGAAGTATTATCTAAAGAAGATAAGCAAGATTATAAAGAAGCAGTGGAAGCTAAAAAAGAAGAAGCTGCTCCTAAACAAGAAGAATTTGATTTTGAAATTGAAGAGGAAGATGATACTCCTCCGCAAGATAGAAATCGTGATCCCCTACCAGATAAGGTTAAACAAGAATTAGAAGAGGATAACCTTGAAGAGTATTCTGAGCGGGTTAAACAGAGAATGTCACAATTAAAAAAAGCGTGGCATGACGAAAGACGTGCAAAAGAAGCTTTAGATAGAGAAAGAGAAGAAGCAATTAAATATGCGCAAAGTATTATTAATGAAAATAAAAAGTTAAAAACTACTTTGTCAGCAGGAGAAGAAGATTATTTAAAAACACTCAAAGAAAAATATGAAACTGATTTATTAGTTGCTCAACGTGATTATAAAGAAGCATATGATTCAGGAGACAGCCAAAAACTAATTGATGCTCAGACTAAAATGAATGCAGCTCAATATAGTTTGGGTCGTGTCCAAGATATGAAACCTCAATTTAAAGTTGACGAATCTACTTTACAAAACGGTCAAAATGAAGGACAATATGAGCAAGCTAAATTATTACAGCCTAAAGTTGCAAAACCAGATGACAAAGCGCTTGCTTGGCAGGCAAAAAATTCCTGGTTTGGCAAAGACCCAGAAATGACGTCTCTTGCTTTGGGGCTGCATGAAAAACTAGTCGGCAATGGAGTTGATCCTATGTCTGACCAATACTATCGTCGCATAGATGAGACGATGCAAAAACGTTTCCCAGAATACTTTGGGGAATCTGATGATTCGTTGGAGGATAAACCTGCCCAACGCAAACCCTCGACTGTAGTTGCTCCGGCTACGCGTAGTACCGCGCCTAAAAAAGTACGACTAACTAAAACACAGTTAGCATTAGCTAAGAAGTTTAAGTTAACCCCGGAACAATATGCAAGAGAACTTTTAAAAACGGAGAACGCAAATGGATAAACGCCAAGATAGAGATTTAGAAATACGTGAAACAACCGAGCAAAGAAGTAAAACATGGGCACCCCCATCATTACTTCCGGAGTTTAAAAAACAACCTGGTTGGGCGTATCGATGGATACGAATCACATTAGCTAATGAGGCGGATAATCGTAACGCTTCTTCTAAAATGCGTGAAGGCTGGGAACCTGTGAAACATTCAGAGCACCCAGAAATAAATTTACCAGTAAGCTCCAACAGTCATTTCAAAGATGCTGTAGAAGTAGGAGGCTTACTACTTTGTAAAATGCCACAAGAAATGGTAGATCAGAGAACTGAGTATTATAAAACTAAAGCAGATGGTCAAGCTAAAGCTGTCGATAATAGCTTTATGAAAGAAAATGACCCTCGTATGCCTCTTTTCTCAGATAAAAAATCTACTTCGTCTTTTGGCAAAGGTTAAACAATTCTTTAAGGAGAAATTATTATGGCAGCTTACGGATTAAAACCTGTACAGCGTGTTGATGGCATGCCTTATGCAGGCGCTACAAGGCTATATAAAATTGACCCTGCTGGTGAAGCAACTAACTTGTTCTATGGACAAGTAGTTAACATCGGTTCGGACGGTTATATTGCTTTATGTACTGCAACAGGTGCAGACGCTACTACGAACAACTTAGGTGGTTCAGGCGTTGGTGCTATCGGCGTTTTTGTTGGATGTGAATATGTTAATGCACAAGGTCAAGTTATCTACTCACAATATTACCCATCTGGTACTGCTAATGGTGGTGACATTATGGCTTATGTTGTAGATGATCCAAATGCATTATTTATGGCAGAATTAGATGAAACAGCTACGCAAACAATGGTTGGTACAAATACCACTTTTGCTACAGCACAAACTACTTCTACCGGTTCTACCGCTACTGGCGTTTCTAACTCTCAGTTGGACGCAACAGTTGCTACTACTGCTAAGGCATTTAAAATTGTCGC